CGCACGTATGGCGTGCAAATTGCTTGACTTTGCGAACGGTGTTGGGTATAACTCTAAGCAAGCTGGAAGAAATGGGCGAGCGGACTACCGAAGGGTGGGCCGCTCTTTCTGTTTTAGCCCCCATACGGAGGCAGGTGAAGGCTTAACACATGACATTGAAATCATCCAATGCTGGGACGCCCAGCGAGGATACGCTGCGCTCGGCGAAGTTTGTATATAAACGGTTGGCGCGGGGATTGCAGGTGCTTGTAGAGCGACTGGAAGGCGGGCTGGAGTCTGAGGACCCGACGGCTGTTCAGAAGCAGATAAGCGGGCATTTCAAAACCTTACAGCAGATTGTTGATATGGAGTTGGCGCTTGGAAAACGTGAAAAGCAGACGGGCGGCGGGGCAGCCGCGCTCGACCTTGACGCGGCAAGACGCGAGATCTGTGATCGACTACTTAAGCGGGCTAACACCGGACGCGCTGACTGACGCGCTGGACGGCTTAAGTGAAAACGCGCTGGTGTCTTTGCCTTGGCTCTTTGAGTTTTGGGCCTTGGCTGGGCACCAGCTACCGCCGGAGGGCGACTGGACAACATGGGTGATTTTGGGCGGACGGGGCGCGGGAAAAACCCGGGCCGGAGCTGAATGGGTTCGCGCACAGGTTGAGGGGGCGGGGCCTTCGGACAAGGGCCTCTGCCGCCGGATTGCGCTGGTGGGCGAGACGATTGAGCAATGTCGTGAAGTTATGGTTTTTGGGGAAAGCGGGATATTGGCGTGCTCGCCGCCGGATAGGCGGCCAGCATATGAGGCAACGCGCAAGCGGCTGGTTTGGCCGAACGGCGCGGTGGCAGAGCTTTACTCGGCGTTTGACCCCGAGCGGCTTAGGGGGCCGCAATTTGACGGGGCGTGGGTGGATGAGCTGGCGAAGTGGAAAAAGGGGCGCGAGGCGTGGGATATGCTGCAATTTGCGCTGCGGCTGGGGGGGAACCCTCGGCAGGTGGTGACGACAACACCACGAAACAATGCGCTGCTGAAAGAGATTTTAGCAGAAGCGGCGACGGTGAAGACCTCGGCGGCAACGAGTGCGAATAGCGCGAACCTTGCGGCTTCGTTTTTGAAATATGTAACGGCGAAATATGAGGGCACGCGGCTGGGGCGGCAGGAGCTTGAGGGGGAGCTTTTGCTGGCGGAAGAGGGCGCTTTGTGGCGGCACGAGGATTTTAAGCGCGGTGCGGCTCAGGGGTTTAGCCGGATCGTGGTGGCGGTGGACCCGCCGGTGACGAGCGGGGCCAAGGCGGACCTTTGCGGGATTGTGGTGGTCGGCGTGGTGGCCGAGGGGCCACCGACCGATTGGCGCGCGGTGGTGCTGAAAGATGCGAGCGTGCAGGGGGCAAGCCCGCAGGCTTGGGCGAGCCGCGCGGTGGAGGTTTTTAGGGACTTCGAGGCGGACCGCTTGGTGGCAGAAGTGAACCAAGGCGGGGAGCTGGTAGAGAGCCTGATACGGCAGATTGACCCGATGGTGGCTTATCGCGCCGTGCGGGCCTCACGCGGGAAAATCGCCCGGGCGGAGCCGGTGGCGGCGCTTTATGAGCAGGGGCGTGTGGCGCATGTGGAGGGGCTGGGTAAGCTTGAGGACCAGATGTGCTTGATGACCGGCGAAGGGTTTAAGGGCAGTGGCAGCCCTGACCGTGTGGACGCGCTGGTGTGGGCAATAACGGATTTGATGATTGACCCGGCGGGGGCGTTTATGGCGCCACGAGTGCGGGCGCTTTGAGGGGTGGGTTCACCTTAAGATTTTCAATTAACATGGGAGCATAACTTTATGGTTTTGCAGATTTTTAAGGCGTCTAAGGGCGCGAGTGAGCAGAAGTCTAGCGCGGCGGCCGGGGTTGTGGCTTTTCAGGGCTCGGGGCGGGCAGCTTGGACGGGGCAAGATACCGTGAGCCTGACGCGCAACGGGTTTGTGGGGAACCCTGTGGGCTTTCGCTGTGTGAAGATGATCGCGGAGGCGGCGGCGGCTGTGGGGCTGGTGCTGAGCGATGCGGAGCGGCGCTATGAGGCGCATCCGATGCTGGGTTTGCTGGCGCGGCCCAACGGGGCGCAGGGCCGAGCGGATTTGCTTGAGGCGCTTTTTGGACAGATGTTGCTTTCGGGCGATGGCTACCTAGAGGCGGCGGGTCTGAACGAAGAAGGCTTGCCGCAGGAGCTTTTTGTGCTGCGGTCTGACAGGATGCGGGTGGTGCCTGGGAATGATGGCTGGCCCGTGGCGTATGAATATGCCGTGGGGGCCAGAAAGCACCGGTTTGATATGCGGGGCGAGGTGAAACCGGTGCTGCATGTGAAGCTGTTTCATCCGGCGGATGACCATTATGGGTTGTCGCCGATGGCGGCAGCGCAGAAGGCGATGGATGTACATAACTCTGCAAGTGCCTGGAGTAAGGCGCTTCTAGACAATGCGGCGCGGCCTAGCGGTGCGATTGTTTATAAGGGCGCGGACGGCATGGGGAGCATGGCGGAAGACCAATATGAGCGGCTGGTAGACGAGATGGAGAGCCACCACCAAGGCGCGCGCAATGCGGGCCGGCCTATGCTGCTTGAAGGTGGTTTGGACTGGAAGCCGATGGGGTTTAGCCCGTCTGACATGGAGTTTCAGAAAACGAAAGACAGCGCGGCGCGGGAGATTGCGCTGGCTTTTGGGGTGCCGCCGATGCTACTGGGGCTGCCCGGCGATGCGGCTTATGCCAATTATGCCGAAGCTAATCGGGCGTTCTATCGGCAGACAATTTTGCCGCTGGTGGGCAAGGTTTGCGGGGCGCTGGGGAACTGGCTTTCGGATTATTATGGCGAGGTGATGAGCCTAAAGGCGGACCTTGATAGCGTGCCGGCGTTGAGCGTTGAGCGCGAGTCGCAATGGCGACGCGTGGCGGGGGCTGACTTTTTGACCGATGCGGAAAAGCGGGCCATGCTTGGGCTTCCGGCGCTTGCCGATGAGTGAGCGCAAGGCGGGGGGCTCGCGCTACCTTTATGAGCCATTCGATGCGGCACAAGCGCGGATTGCGGCACATGAGCAGGTGACGGACGAGCGCTGGAAGGGGCTGGAACGGCGGCTAAACGGCATTGAGCGCATGTTAGAGCGGCTGGAAAAGCGGATGTGGCTGGCGGTTTATGGCGCGGCGAGCTTGTTTTTGGCGAATGTGGCTGTGTCGTTTTTGCAGCGGTGAGGGGTGGGGGCGACCCCACCTTACGGATTTCAAACATTGAAAGGGAATGGAATGAATTATTCTCCATTCGTGGGCCCTGCCTACGAAACCAAATTTTGTGCGCTGGAGGACTCGGCGGTGGATGGCGCTGTGATCAGCGGCTATGCCAGCCTGTTTGGCGCGGCGGACCAAGGCGGCGATGTGGTGCAGCCCGGGGCTTATAAAGCATGCTTGAAGCAGCTGAAGGCCAAGGGCGGCAAGGTGAAAATGCTATGGCAGCACGATGCGACCAAGCCAATTGGCGTGTGGGACGAGATCGTGGAAGACGCCAAAGGTTTGCGGGTATCTGGTCGGCTTTTGACCGAGGTGCAGGCAGGCTTTGAGGCGCAGGTATTGCTGGAAGCGGGGGCGATTGACGGCTTGTCTATCGGCTACCGCACCAAGCGCAGCGAGAAGGCCCAAAAGGGCCGCTTGCTGCATGAGATTGAGCTTTGGGAGGTGTCACTGGTGACGTTCCCGATGCTTCAAGAGGCGCGTGTGCAGCCTTCTTCTGATGAAGAGGCGTTGGCGCAAAATCTGGCGGAGACCTTTCGGGCTGCCAGAGACATGCTGGCGTAGAGCCAGCTTAACTTAAAGGGAAAACCAATGGGTAAAACCGAAACCAAGGCGCAAGGCCCGGCTGTGGAAGTGAAGGCTGCACTGCAAGGGTTCTTGTCTGAATTCAATGAGTTCCAAGGCGAGCTTAAATCTAAACTTAAAGAACAGGAAAATCGTTTGAACATGCTTGATCGTAAATCTATCTCATCTTCCCGCCCGGCGCTTTCAACAGCTGCTGACCTTGATATGCCACACAAAAAGGCCTTTTCGGCTTATCTTCGCTCGGGCGATGATGACGCGCTGCGCGGCCTTCCGATGGAAGAAAAAGCGCTTTCCACGGCTGTATCGGCTGATGGTGGCTTTTTGGTAGACCCGCAGACGGCGGACCAGATTACCTCTGTGCTGCGCGGGGCCTCTTCTATTCGGGCGATTGCCAGTGTGGTGCAGGTGGAAAGCACGGCCTATGACGTGCTAGTGGACCAGACTGACATTGGTGCTGGCTGGGCGGATGAAACATCTTCGACCACTGAAACCGGCACGCCGCAGATTGACCGTATTTCTATTCCGCTGCACGAGCTTTCGGCCTTGCCTAAGGCGAGCCAGCGCTTGCTGGATGACAGCGCGTTTGACGTGGAAGGCTGGCTCGCGGGCCGCATTGCGGACAAGTTCTCCCGCGCGGAAAGCCTTTCGTTTATCTCTGGCGACGGTGTGGACAAGCCAACGGGCTTTTTGACCCATACGTCGGTTGCCGAGGGCAGCTGGAGCTGGGGCAACCTTGGCTATGTGGCCACGGGTGCAGCGGGTGATTTTGCGGCCGTTGATCAGGCGGACGCGATTGTGGATTTGGTATATGCGCTGAACGCGCAATACCGTGCCAATGCGAGCTTTGTGATGAACTCCAAAACAGCGGGCGCTGTGCGCAAGATGAAGGACGTGGATGGCCGCTTCCTTTGGTCTGACGGCCTTGCCGCTGGTGAGCCAGCGCGCTTGATGGGTTACCCTGTGCTGATTGCCGAAGATATGCCTGACATTGCGGCGGATGCGATGGCGATGGCCTTTGGTGATTTTGGCGCGGGTTACACTGTGGCTGAGCGCCCTGATCTGCGCATTCTGCGTGATCCGTTTAGCGCTAAACCACATGTTCTTTTCTATGCCACCAAGCGTGTTGGCGGTGATGTGAGTGATTTTGCAGCCATTAAGCTGCTGAAATTTGCGGTGTCTTAAGGCGCGAGCCTAGGCCTGCAATAGGCCGCCCTTTGGGGCGGCTGCCCCCCGTGCTTTCCGGTTTGCTGTTCCTCCCTCCGTATGGGCGGCACGGGGGATTTACCATTATCAAAAGACTGGACCTAAATGCGCGGCACAATTCTTAAAGACCCGAACTCCGAGCTGGCCTTTGCCATCGATTGGCGAAGCCAAGGGCTTTTGAAACATGAACAGGTGGTGGATGACCTGGGGTGGACGGTGCAACCCGTTGATGATGACCCGAACTGCCTGAGAATAATTGAACAAACGATTAGGGCTTGCTGCTCAAAGGTCGTGCTCACGGGCGGTGTGGAAGGGCAGGTTTACCTGCTGACCTGCACCGTGGGCGCTGACAGTAAGCGGGTGCTGAAACAGGCGGTGATCTTGCGGATTACGGCGGCCTCTAATGATGGAGAATTCGATGAATCTGACTGAAACAACACCGTTAACCAGTGCTGACTTTCCGATCGCTGAGCTAAAAGATTATTTGCGCTTGGGCAGCGGGTTTGCGGACGATAACGTGCAAGATGTTTTGCTGGAAACCTGTTTGCGGGCCGCCATGGGGGCAATTGAAGCGCGCACAGCCAAGGTTTTGATTGAGCGTTCGTTTGACTACTCGTTTTATAGCTATCGGGAAGAAAACGGCGGCATGTTGATGCCGGTCTCGCCGCTGGTCTATTTGAACCAGTTTCTTATCTATGACAAAGCGGGCGGCTCCACGAGCTATTCCAAGAATGACTTTCAGTTATTAACAGATAGTCAGCGGCCTCGCCTCATTGCCAAAAACGGAAACCTGCCGGAAATTCCTGAGCTAGGCTGGTGCTTGCTGCGGTTTTTGGCGGGGTATGGCCCTTGGGCCTCGGTGCCTGTGAATTTGCAGCAGGCGATGCTGATGCTCGCGGCGAGCTATTATGAAAACCGCGACGTGATGGTCAATGGCCGGGCGCAGATGCCGCTAACGGTGGCCGCGCTGCTGGAGCCGTTTCAGCGTATTCGGTTAAGGAGCGGCGCATGAAGACGCCTCGATTGAACCGAAAACTCGTGCTTGAGGAGCTTTCGCGCGTGCCAGATGGCATGGGTGGTTTTACTGAAAGCTGGGTCTCAAAAGGGGCTTTGTGGGCTAATCTTGATGCCCGCGGGGCCGTAGAGCGGCAGGTGGGCGGGCGGACGCTTTCTGTCAGCAAGTTCAAGATTATTACGCGGGCGGCACCTTTTGGGGCGGACTCGCGGCCACGGCCTGACCAACGGTTTCGCGAGGTAGGGCGGCGCTTCGATATATTGGCCGTGGGCGAGTATGACGACGCGGGGCATTACCTTGAGATTTGGGCAGAGGAGGGCCGGCTATGAGCTATGCGATGAGCGCGGCGCTGCAAGAGGCTGTATTTAATACACTTTCGGGCAATATGGCTTTGGCAGCCTTGGTTGAGGGTATTTATGATGCCCCGCCCGGTAGTGACGGCACACCGCCGGTTGGCACCTATATTACGCTTGGGGATGAGATCTCGAAAGACCGATCTAGCGG